TTTATAACATTCTTTCACCTGAGTTCCATAATTTTTCTAATTTTCTATAATTATATTTACTAGAAAGATTAAATAAATATAGAAATTCAATAACGTGTTTAAATGTTGTATGTGTTTGTACAAAACTATCAGTATTAAAGAATAATAATTCATATTTTAAATGTTCTTCATTGTATTTTATTTCTGCTATTTTTGAATCATAACTGAACAATACAAATATATCTCCTGTTTTTATTACAACACTTTTTCCGCCATTTCCTCTATGGAATAAACTTATGTTTGTTGTACCAATCATATCTATTCACTTCCTTTAGTTTAAATATTCAGGTTCTTCTTCTTGTGTTTGCGTTTCTTCTTCATCTAATTCCATTTGAGCGCTTACTTTTCTAAAGAAATATTCCATATAGAAAAATCCTAGAAAATCTTTTAATTCTTTATTTTCATTTGGATAAAGTTTATTTATTTTTTCTATTACTAGATTATAAACATCTTCACTGTCTACTTTTTCTTCTATTGAAAATAAATCACCATATTTTTTCTCTAATTGTTTTTGGATATGTTTTCTTATTTTTTCAAATGTCTTTGAAACTCTCTTGTATTGTTCTTCGTACTTCTCTTTTAGTGCCATATTCTTCTCCTTTCTGTATCATAAACTATATAAAATGCGCCGGCGCATTATAATTTTTCATTCATTAATTCACCTTCACAAAACTCAATTACAGTTTCTGGAACTCTTTTTGTTAGTTCTAACATTGCCTTTATTAAAGACTTGTTATATACTTTTTCATTAGATAATAATAATTCTTTTTTATTAATAACATCTTCTATGATAAAATCTTGGAATACTTCAATTTCAGCTTCAGATAAAGAGTTACGCATAATTCCTTTTACTTTAGCTTTAAAATATTCTTTTTCTATTTGCAAAAATTCTATTTCAATTTCTCTAACTGCATCATAATACTTCTTTTCTTTTTTCAATAAAGTAAAAGCGTTTTCTAAATCCATGTTACCTCCTTATATTGAATCAACTAATATATTGCTTGTTATATATTCTTTTTCTTTTTCATCTAAAGAGTTAAAAGAATCAATAACTAAAAACATTTTTATAAACATTTCTTTGGCAACAAATTTATTTTTTATTTTAATTATTTTATTTTCTTTTAATAACTCTTTTAAAGCCGTTTCACAATATAAATCAATTAAATCTGCTAAACCAATAACACTTTCTGCTTTATTTCTAAATTTTTCATAAGTAAAAAATACTTCACCAGAAAGTCTATCTAATGTATATTTTTTTATTTCTTCTACGTATTTTTTAAAATCTTTACTGTTAATTACTTTTTTTAAGAAGTAATTATTTCCTATTCTTTCATCTAAGGTTTCTAACATTTCGTCTATTGAATCCATATTCACTCCTTATAAAGCATCTGCTAATATTTTCCCTAATATTTCTGATTTTGTAGTTTCATCCAGCTCATTAAAAACCATCATTGTAGAATAAACTTTTTTAAACAATTCTTTAATGATGTATTTATTTTCTCCTATTTGAAATACATCATCTTCATCAATTAACTCGTTTAATGCTTTTTCTGTATACAATCTTTTTAATGCTTTTTCTGTTGAACCAGATAATTCATTTTGAGTTATATTTTCAAAGTCGTTATATGTAAAACCGCCACACCATCTAAGTTTTTTTAATGCTTCATTTTTTATCTCATTAATTCTAGTTCTAAACACATCGCTGTTCATAAAATCTGTTTCAAAATAAGAAAACATTAAATCTTTTTCTAATTTTTCTTTTGTTTTTTCATTAAATTTTTTTTGTGTTTCTTCAATAATAAGTTCATTAGTTTCCATATTTATTTTTTCTTCAAGTTTTTTTCTTATTTGTTCTTGTCTTTGTTTTTCAAAATTTTCTTGAAATATTTCATTTATTCTATCCATATTGCCTCCTAACAATTTTCACATATTGTTTTATATTTACAACCATTACATTGGAAGTTTTTATACATTTCTCCGTTTAATAACTTATTTATTTCAAAGTCTTCTATTAATCCATAAGATTGCATATTATTAATTTCATCCATACTAAGACTTTTATCTGTAAATATCTTTCTAGGAACGACATCTTTTTCAATATGTTTTTCGAAAAGTTTAATTTTATCTAATAAATAAGATAAATTATATTCATCTATTTTATTGTTATCTATACTTAAACAAGAATCTTGAAAACCAAAATTAAATTCTTTATATAACTCGCTATTATTTTTACCTACATATATAAGTTTCAAAGGTTTTCTAATTAAAAACATATTAAGCATTATTTCTGGTATATGATAACTTAATGGTTTAGCATTAAACTTGTTCCATACTTTGTTTTTTATAATTCCTACGCTATCATTTACAGGTTTTATTAATAATATGTATTCTTTATCTCTTTCATAATCATATATAAAGCCATCTTCCGTAGTTTCTATATTTAATCCAAAAGTATTAACTATAGTGTTTTCAGGTTCTTTATATATATCTACTAATTTTAATTTACGTAAGAATTGTTCTTTAGATAACATATTTTTTTCTATATCTTCAGTTACTTTACTTGTAACATTATCTTGATAAGAATTTTTAAATCTAAAATATGTTTCTCTACAACAATGTCCTATTTCTAATTCTTCTAATTCAGATACACAAAAAGAAAAATCAGAAGCTTTAAAAATCTTCTCGATATATATTTTTCTATCTTCTGTATTTTTATAAACTTCTGATTCATTATTAAGAGTGTTAATATAAGTATTATAAACTTCTTGCATTATTTGAATCCAAGATGTTTGTTCTACATTTTCTCCATTTTCTTTCTTTTTAATATTATCCTGAATTATTTGATTGATAATATTATTTTCATTTTTCATTTTTTTACTCCACTTTAACTAATTTACTATTATCATGATTTAAAACAAGTATTAATGCATCTGCTTTATCATTATCTTTGTTATAGCTAGTCAATCCTAATTCTGGATAAGTTTTTTTTATATGATTAAAAGCTGTTGCTTTATCATTTGGTTTAATTTTAAGATGAGCTCTACTAGAAGAAGGTGTAATATTATATACTTCTATACCATACTTAAATAAGAAATAATTTACTAAACCATGAAGTTTATATAGTGGAGCGGAGGACGGAATAGTAAATTTACTGATGTAAGGACTTTCTATTATTGCTTTACTAGGTTTATATATAGTAACTATATCTAATAACCAGTATAAGATTTCTAAATCTCTTTCAAATTCTGTAGGAGAACCGCTTACTTTAAATGAATCTAAGTATTCTATATTACTAGTATCTATATCATATATACAAACACCAGGACATGTTTTACTTAAATCAATTCCTATTATTCTGTCTTTCTTTAAATCTTTTGTAACGTTCTCTAGATTTTCTTTTTCTTGCTTCACTAATTTCTTTATCTCTTTTATATCTTTGATAATAGACATTATGTTCATCTACTCCTTCATACAAAATATTTTCTATATGATTATTTTTTAATTCTTTTATAAACTCTTCTAAACTAGGAAAATAATCTGTATCAAATCTAAGTAATACTATTCTACCTAGTTTATGAAAAAGTTCTCTTTCTTCATCATTCTTTTTATAGTTTCTTAAACTTTCTGCTGTTTTAAAGAAATGACCATCTGCTTTATTTAGATTGTGATTAGTACCATCTATCTCTATACATATAGGAGGAGTAGTAGGGAAGTAAAAGTCATATCTCTTACTTCCTTCTTTAACTTCCTCAAATAAAACTACTTTATATATACGTGAAATAGATTCTAATATTCTTTTCATATGTATATGTGCTTTACTTAACATTTTTTACCTCTTTTATTTATGATGTCTAAACCATCTTTTCTTTGTTTGGATTCCTTTTAAACTATGTCTTAGTTTGTTTATGTTACGAGGTGCATATAAATCATCTACTTCTTTTTCTTCTTTTATTTCTGCATAGTTCTTAACAATAGATGCTATTTCTTTATCACTTGTATAAATTAAAGCTTCTTTATTATTAATCCATTCTTTTATATTGCTAATATCTCCAGAATGAGTATAGAAGCAATTAATATCGAATCTAAATTGTGTTTTATTTCCTTCTACATAACAAGAAACAGAACCAACTGATTCGTCATAATTGTCTATGTTTACATAGTCACAATATACTTCATGATAAACAGATTCTATTGTTTTCCAAGATTCTCTTTCATTATCAGAGAATTTAACTCCATATATATTAGGAATACCAGTTTTTTCTTTTAAGAAAACAATACTGTACAAGTCTATATTAAAAGCACTTGTACATAATGTTATTTCTAAATCTCTAAGATTAAATCTTTTTACTTTTTTCTTACCATTTTCATAGTAAGCAATATGTAAATATTTTTTCTTAGCAAGTCTACCATATTCTTTTTTTAACCAATTTTTCATAAACTACTCCTTATATTCTATTATTTCACAAGAGCGTCTTTGACATAGAAATTCAAACATTTTTAAAGTATTAGAGAAATTAGATATATTTGTTTTTCTATAAACAATTACTGTATTTATCTTTTGCTCAAGAATAAGATTAATTAGTTTTTGTAAACCTTTTCTATCTTTAAAAACCATATTATCTTCTTCATCTATTAATATCTTTTCTATACCATATCCTTTAGTTCTAGCAAACTCCTTTAATGTTTCTTCTTGTCTTTCTAAGTTATAAGTTCTTGAATCATTAAAATCTGGACATATGTATATAGCTGTTTTTCTTTCTAGTCTTATTTCTTCATCTTCTATATTATTTATTTGATTTGTCATAGTATCCCTCTGTTAACTCATTCAATCTATCTACTATATCATTAAGTTTATTGATGTGTTCTTTAGTAAAGTCTTCTAAGTTCCCTTTAGATTGTAACATTAACATAGTCATTACTTGTTTAGACATAGCATCAAGATATGTATCAAGTTTGAATTTTTCTTTAGAATTAGATAACTCTTTAGTTATTTCTTCATTTAGTTTTTCAACAACTTCCATTTTTTCTTCAACTGTTTTTGCTTCTTCTATTACTAAGTCTTCTTTTGCCTTTTCTTTTGGTTCTGGTTTAGTTAATAATTCATTCTTTAAAGTAACTTCTCTTTCTGTGTTTTCTGATTCATTAACAGGAACTTCATCTTTTTCAACTTCTTTTGTTTCTACTTTTATTTCTTGTTTTATAGGATTAGTGTCTATTTCTTTAGCAGCCTGTTTTAACTTTTCAGCTTCTATTTCATAGTCTAACCCTTGTTTAAATAACGCAATAGCTTTTCTTAATTCTATTTTACTTAAATGATTATATTTATTGTAGAATGTTTTTATTTTATATTTAGCTTCATTACTTATTTTTCCTGGAATTTCATTCAAGAATAAAATCATACTATAGTACTCATCAGAGAAAGATATATTTTTAACTGTAGTAATTTCATCATCAAGTATTTCTTTATGTAACACAACCCAGTTAAATAAACTTCTTCCTCTTCTTTCATCTATTTTGAAACTAGTAATGAAATCTTTCATTTTAATAGTAGTAAGTTTACCAGCGTCTACTAATTTATTATATAATTCATACATAGACATAGCTACATCATAATCACTTAATCTTTGACCATGATTAATATTTTCATTAATAGCATCACGAATTATTGTTTCTATTGTTTTGTAATCAGTGATATAAGCTTTTATTGTTTCTAACCCAAGTCTTTTACTTGCTTCCAGTCTATGGTAACCATCTACTACTATTAACTGACCATCAAGTAAACCAAGATGAATTTCTGGAAATACTTCTGCTTCTTTTAATGATTCTACATTCTCTTCAATTAATCCATTCTTTCTTGGATTGATATTGATATTACTAATATCAGAAAGTAACACATCTTGTATTACTTTGTTTTCAAATGTACTTGTTGTGTAATTCATTTTTTTACCTTCCTTTTATATTTGTTTGTTTTTAACTTTGTTCCAAAACTCTTTCCATTCTTTAGAATCAGTTAGTTTTTTAACTTCTTCTTTTGTTTTGAAATAATTCCCTAAATCATATCTCGTTCTATCTAAATAAAAACCAAAATCTACATGTTCTTCAGCTATTCCTTCTGAACTTATAGAAAAATATGTTTCTCCGTTTTTAGCTCTCCACAGTTTTTCAATTCCAAATTTATCATTTAAAAAATCTACTATTTTTTGTAGATATTTTATATCTTTGTTTTCTATTATTTGAGGAACTTTATTTCTACTATTTATATTTAACTTAAGACAATAATATAGGAAACTATTTACAAAAGAAGCATCAAATTCTGTACGTTCTCCTATATTGAAGAAATATCTGTTATCTTCACCGTCTATAAATTCACAAACTCCAGCAGTTCTAAAAGCTTCTTTGCTTAGTTTGCTTATATACCAAGAACTGTACTCTTCGTTGATTTTAACAACTTCTATTTCTAAAACAGGTTCTTTCATTGGAAATCACCTGTTCTTATAGCTCTTTTAAACCAATTAGCACATTCAGAACCTACTATCTTACTAATTCTTTTATCTGTTATTGCATTATCTTCTAAGAATCTTCTTTCTTCTCTAAGTACATCTTTAACTATAAAATCAATAAAAGGTTTAATATTTTTTAAATCTACTTCTAGATTATTTTCTTTTAGATAATCTAAACCTTGTTTTAATCTAGCTTCATTTAAACAATATTCAACTATTCTTTTATCTTCTTTTATTTCTTCTATTGACTTATCTTTATTTACTTTCTGAGCCTTTGTTTGGAATTCATCAATTTTTGTTTTAAAGAAGTAAGCTGCGCCATCTATTATATAATGCCATACTATACCTTCTCCTACTCCTTTATATCCAAACTTCTCAGCAAATACATCTTGTGTTTCATATTGTTTTACATAACTATCTATAGTTTCAACGAAAGATAAATCATCGAATGATTTTTTATTTATAGTTATTTTGTGTTCAGTTTTGAATAAATCGAATATTCTAAGTTCCTCGTTGAATATCTTTATATCTGGAACTATGTAAAAGTCTTGATAATCATTTATTAATCTTATAGCAAAAGGTGCAAAAAATCTTTCCATTTCACTTATTGCCATGTTTTTTTGAATAGCTTTACCAGCATATTCTCCATAAACAATAACCATAGGATATTTATTAAGCAACTCAGTTATGTTGCTTTTGATAAACGCAACCCTTTCAGGATTCATCCATTTATAGAAATCCATATTATCTTGGTGTTGATTAAGTATATTATTTCTACTTTGTATTTGTGTAGAACCATCTTTATAGAATACTATACTTGCATTAGTTCCATGAAGCTTTGGAGTTCCATAAATTTCAAGAACATCATTGTGTGTAAAATAATTACTTCTTTTAAGTCCATATATAAAGTCTTTTAAATGAGTTATATGTTGGAATTTATACATCTTCTTTGTTACTTTATTCTTATTAAACAATTTTTTAATTAATAGCTTTATCTTCTTGAACATCTCTTATCCTTTCTTTATAAAACTTTATTAGTTTGTTTCTAACATATTTCATAGTATATAAATCACCTATTGGAAATAGAGAACCATTTTTAACTTCTATTCTTTTATCTTTCAAAGCTTCTCTTCTGATATATGATACTATTTCTAACATTTCACTATGAATAGTTGGAGATAATTTTATTTTATTTCTATAAGAATCATAGCTATATTGAGCATCATCTATATCTTCTTCAACAAAATCATCTGGGAGTTCAACACAATTAAAATATTGTATTGGGTCTTTGTCTATTACTAGATAAAAGATATACTCTAATATACCATCATATTCATCTAAGTTACTTCTAGATAGAGTGAAAACATTCTCTAAGTCTTTATGGCATTTATTCCCTACGAAAACAACTTTTATTTTCTTAAAACTATTTGCCATTTTTGTTCCTTTTTTCTATATCACAAAAAGTTTGCCACATTCTAATTAGTTCAAAACTTTTATCTGATATATTTCTACAAATTATTCTTTTTTCAGATTCTAGAAAAAGATAATCAAACAATTCACTATGAGTTTGTATTTCTAATTTTTTGTTTTCAAAGTCAATTATTAGAACTTCATTTTTATCTTTTTCTATTTTTTCTATAAAAAAACTTTTATTTTTGCCTACAAGTTTTTTGAATTTTAAAACAGTATACTTATTCATCATATTTTCCTATTTTAATGTCTTCTAAAACTGATTCTACAAATTCTTCAAAGTTTTCGTAATCTTCAAGATAATCATTTAATACATCACAATAATCTTGCCAGTTATCTACTCCGCCACATTCTAAAGCATCTAATTCATATCTAGATATTAATAAACCTTTTAATGTTTTTTCATCTATTTCATAATTTCCGTTTGATAATTTTTTTATTTTCATTTGTTGCCTCCTACATAAACTCCATATCAATTATCTTCTTTAGTTTTTCCAGTATGTCTATGTTATCAAATAAAACATATTCAACTCCTGGTTCTTTTACTTCAGGAAGACTATATGCTAGTTTATATGTTTTACTTTTTATACCACTTATAACATCATTCATAACAATTCCAGTATCTGTGCCTTTATTAAAACTATCTTTATTTCTAAGATTTATATTTTTTCTTATTAAGAAATCTATACAATCATTATAAAGTTTTATAGACTCTTCAAATTTCTCTTTTATTGCTGGTACAGTACTATTAAAAGTACTTAGTTGAGATATATTAGGGCCTTTACATATAATACCTTTATTATTTTCAACTAATATATATTCAATATTACCTTGTTTTAGTTTTTGACCCTTATTTGCATTAAAAGCCTTATGTTCGAATGTACAATCAACTATATAGTAGAAATCCTTGATTGTTTTATTTTCAAGAACTTCTACTAAAGTTGATACTAATGTTTCTTTTCTATTAAGGCTAATGAATTGAGCCAAATCTTCTTTTTTATATTTTTGAGTTTCCTCAAATAATACTAAGATTTTGTCATTCATTGCTAAGCACCTCTTATAATGTTAAACCTTTATAATCACTTGGTGAATAAGTTTCATTTTGAGGTTCATCTGCTCCTACATTAGTATTTCTAGAACTTCCACCTTCTGAACCTTGTTGTGGCGGAATATATCCATTATTTTGTGGAGCTGTATATCCGTTGTTTTGTGGAACAGAGTAACCATTATTAGGATTATAACCATTTTGATACCCTCCATTGTTATATCCTGAGTTGTTATTTCTGAACGAACCACCATTATTTTGTTGTAAAGAATCTTTCTTTACGATATTGTAATCTGGAGATTTTTCTGAAGTTTTATTTGTGTTTTCGAAAGCTACATATTTAACTCCATTAATCTCAAAAGATAAATATTCTTTACCGCTTTTACTTTGATTCACCCATAACCCCCAAGATTCTCTTCTTGGTTGACCATTGTTTTGATAATTGTTTCCGTTATTATAATTACCATTATTATTTCCACCTTGGTAACCATAATTTCCTTGTTGATTTCCTTTTCCTAATGCCATTTACACTTCACGTCCTTTCATTTATTAAAATATAAACCATAGTTTTTTATTACTATGGTTTTTATTCATTTTTTAAAGTTCTATTTCAATCTCAGAAGTTGCGTTCTTCAAATTCAATTGAATATTTATGTTTTCTATGAATTCTATTTTTTCTTGTTCTGTTTTATCTAACTTTTCTTGTAAGTCTAAGAAGTTGTCTTGGTATAACTGATATTGTTTTGTAGCTTCTTCTATAGCTTCCATATCTTTAGATGTAGAAGTATTTGCTTTCTTACTTACTGATTCAAGTAAAGATTCTTTTTTACTTTCTACATTTGTTTTTATTTTATTGATTTCGGAATTCATTTTGTTTAGTTGATTCTTAAGAATATATTCATTCATATCTTCGCTAGATTTTAATTTCTCTAAAGCTAAAGCTATGATATATTCTTTATCTCCTATTTTAATAGTTTGAGTTGCATTGAATTTTAAAATTTCAGCTCTTATTTTGTTTCTATTTTCTTTTAATTTCACATAAGAATCATAAAGAGCTATAGCATCTGCTTTATTTTTTTCAAAAGTTTCTTTATATAAAGCATATTCTCCTACTGTTCCAACATTAAATAATTTCATAGAAGAAAGCTGAGTTTCTATTTTGTCTATTTTCTTTTCGTACAACTTTACTTCTCCTAACCATTCAGTTACTGTTTTTTTCATATTACATCACCTTAATCCTTTAAATTATAAATTTTATTTTTTAAATTTTCATTAATCCAACTAATTTTCCAATCACATCCAAGATATGAAAACTCTATATCTTCAAGTTTATTTGCTTCATCTATTGCTATTATGAAATCACTTTCTAAAATACCATAAGAAAACTCTTCATATTTATAAGATACAATTTCTATTAAATCTTTTAAATCTACTATTAATTGGTCTTTAAATTTGAATTTTTTTGATTCCATATGCTCTAGTAAGTATAAACAAGAATTAAATAGTTGTTCATCATAAAACTTAATTTCATTGATAGAAGCGCAAAATTTACTTATTCTTTTTACTTCCATTTTTACTCCTTTATTATATAATAACTTTTAATATAAAGTCAAGAAAAATTTTTTAAATTTTAAATATACTTTATCTTTTTCACCATATTCTGCTTTTAAGCAATTAAGAATTGTTTGTTTAAATCTACTAATTCTATATATAACTTCTTCTTTTGAAAAAGAATATACTGATTCTCCATCTATATCGTCAAATATATAAACATAATCATTATTATGTTTTAAGAATTTTTTTTGTTTTAAACCAAGTAAAAATGCTTTATAATTAGATTTTGTTTCTTTTTCTATTAGTTCTTTTATAGTTTTATAACAATCTGTTGTACCAAATATATAACCAAGAAGCTTTTCTTTTTCTAGTAGTTTTAAAATTTCTTCTTCTTGTTCAGTCATATTTCCTCCTATACACAAGCAGTTAAAAATTTTTTACAAAGTTCATCTTCTCCATATTCTTTTTTATAATATTTTAGGAATTTTTCTACATCAAAATCTAATGATTCAAAAGATTCTGCTGGAAAAATTTTATTTTCTAAATAACAATAAAAAAGACCACCATCATCATCAAAATCTGGATTTCTTTGTCCTAATTCAAATAAATCATATAAATCATCTGATTTGTCAACTAACAAATAATACAAATCTTCGTAATAACGTATTCCTTCTTCTTCTAAAAACTCAAAGTCATCTCTTTTAAACATTTCAATTAAAATTTTTTCTTTTTTATTCATTCTCACTCCTAAATACAGGCAGTCAAATATTTTCTATAAAGACTGTCTTCTTCACCATAATCTTCAACATATTTTTCTAAGAAATCAGGTATGTTAGTGCTATCCAATATATCTTCTCTTTCATATTGAGTAATTTCATTATTAGCACTATCATATGTATACAAATAATAATTTTCATCTATGTCGTTTTCATAATTATCCATACCTAGATAAAATGCATCTAATTTACATGAAGTATTGTCCATAATTAGTCTTTCTAATTCAAACCAATATTTGCCATCTAATATGTTGATATCAGAACCTTCAAAATCTACTCTTTCTAACATTTCTATTAGCACTTCTTCTCTTTCAGTCATTCTTTTTCCTTTCTTTTTATTTAAAATATTCAGTAACATATTTATTATTGCTAAAATTTTTTTTATGAAAATCTTCGAAATATTTTTCTAGTGTTAAAACACTTAATAAAATATTAGATTTATCCCATGTTTTAATTCTATAATCATAACAAGCTTTAGCTATAGAATTAGCTCTTACTAAAGTATAAAAATAAATTTTTGATTTACAGTCACCATGTTTTTTTGTTTTTACTCCAGTTTTAAAAGCGAAAAATTTATCTTTACATTTTTGTTCTATCAATTCTTCTAAATTAAAAAATACATCACCTTCAAAAACTGAAAAGAACTTAAAATTTGTACTTGTTAAAATCTTCATAATTAAAGCAGTTTTTTTCATTTATACTCCTAAAAAAAGACTAGAGGTTTTACCCTCTAGCTTCTTTATACATTTCTAATGCATCTTTATACATTTCAGATAATACTTCAGCAGCTTCTTTAGTTCTGAAATAGTTTCCAGCTTCAAATCTTTCTTTGTCTTTTTCAGTTCCTAATTCCATTGAAGCAACTATTACTCCCAAACCATTTACTGTGTAATATTTTTCATTTTGTGGAACTCTAGAATTATTTAATTCTTGTTCTTCTCCTAGTTTATTAAGAGCATCAATCATTTCTTTAATTCTATCAGCATCTTTATTTTTCATAACTAAAGGTTCTTTACTTGATATTAAATCATTTACTATTGCAGCTCCTAATGGAAATTCATCAATAGTTTCTTCGTAAAGTTTTTTATCAACTCCTTTAATAATAACACAAGTATGGTCTTCACCTACTTTTGTAAATTCTACATCGAATAATTTTTTAGACATTTTACATCACCTGTTCCTTTTTTTAGATTAATAATATTATAATATATTTATTGACTCATTGTCAATAATATTTTCAACAAAATTTACTTCTTTTAAATACTGTAAGAAAATAGTACTAATTGCTAATTTAGCGTAATCAGTCATTTCTCTTTTTTCACCATTTATCTCACAATACATAGAATTTTTATCCCAAAAGTTATATACTCTAAAAGCATATTTTTTACCTTGATAAATCATATCTACTACTACTTGATATTTATTATCTTTATCTCTAAAACTAAACATATTAGAAATAAATTTATCATCGGGAAGTTCAATTAAGCCATCTGTTTCATAATATGTTTCTTTATAATATTGTTCTAAAGATTTCAACACCAATCACTTCCTTTTGTATAAACATTTTCATTTCTATGATTATGCCATTCTAGATTTTCATCTAATTCAAATTCTATTTGCTCTAATAAGTTTTTTATAATTAAGCTCGTATGTTCATCAAATTCAACGCTTTCTACTGTTTCATAATCAAAATGTTTATTTGTATATTCTATTTTATTTCCCGTTACTGGTTTATCTTCTTCGATTAGAAAGAAATCTACTATGTAATATTCATTTTCATTTTTATTTTTTATCTTAATAAAAACTTCATTCATATTTAAACCGTAAATACTTTCTATTTTAGAATTTTTATTTATTTCTAAGCCATCAGGAAAAAGCTTTTTAAATTCTTTCTTTATTGTTTTCATAATTGTTACCTACTATTTTTTACTGTTTTTTGATATTATTTTTGATATTATTTTTGCTATTTTTACTTTTTCTAATAATTCATTTTCTCCGCCGGCGCATTTTTCATTTCTTATAACTGGTTCTTTATAAGGTAAATAAATATATTCTTTAAAACCTAATTTATCAAAAGTATTTCTTAAAGCATCTATAAGTTTTTTAGAATAATATTTTTCATCTTTTAATGCTTTCATATAAACACCACTTAAATCTCTATCTGAACGAATTATTTTAAAAAGACAATGTGCACCAGTATATTCTAAAGAAACATAAGAATCATCTTTTAATTCTGTATATTTAAGTATATTACTTACAAATTTATTTTTAGATAAACTTTCAAAATATTCAAAATTTCTTTCTAAATGTGGAAGAGTTAAAAGCTCTTTAGTTATTACATATACTTCATTAAAACTTCCATCTTCTTTTTTTCTATTTTGTTCTTTATGAATTTCTAACTTATAAACTTTAGTTTCTTCTAAGTTTTTACAATTTACTTCATATACCATATTTATAAAGTTCATCTCCTTTTTCTTTTATTAGATTTTTATTTTCAAAACCTTTACAATTCCAATAATTTATATCTTCATATAATTTATTTACAACAACGGTTCTTATTTTTATAAATTCTAATTCTTTTGTATTTCCTTTTTTTGAAAATTCATTTTCATTTACATATATTGGATTGTCATCTTCATCATATATTTCAAAAGGTATATAATATTTTTCACTCTTTATTTCTTCTTTTAATAAAAATGCTAATTTAAACTCTGTAAGTTCTCCATATTTTATTTTATTAAATTTTATTATAAAATAATTTTTATTTTCTTCTAAAAAATCTTTTAATTTTATCTTATTGTTTTTTATAGAAAAGAAATATTTAGAAACCATAGGATTTTTTTTTATTTTTATTTTTTCATAAAAAGCTCCAGAAAAACAAATAAAACAATTTTTTAAAAATTCTTCATATTGTTTAAAATCTGTTATTTTGTTTAAATCTTCAAGTGTTTTTCTCATATCTCTCCTTAAAATTAAAACAGAGGATTTTACTCCTCTGCTTTACCAAAGTATCCTTCAAGAAATTTCTTTCCGAAGGCTTTTACGAGTTTACCATCTTTTTCTACTTTTAATTCCGCTAATTCTTCTTGTGTTTTATTAAATAATTCATCTCCATAAGTCTTATATGCTAATTCAACTGTTTTAGCTGTTTCAGAACCTACTCCAGCTATAGAGTTTAACGGCATTAATATCTTATTAGGATTTTTTTTATCTGGAACGCAAGTAGTAGCTTTAGAAGAAAAATCTGGTTTAACTATCTCGAAACCTCTCAGTTTCATTTCATATACTATATTACCTATATGTATGTTACTTTTTATTTTTGCTTCATTATCACTCGCATGTCTACAATGTGCATGAAATTTATATAATTCTTCATTAGTATTCACTTTGTTGAAGAAGTCTATATAGTCAAAAGTATTGTTGGAAGTATTAGTTACTCCATATCTATTTATTGCAGCAGCATAAAATGCTTGAGGATAGTGTATTTTATAATACATTATTCTTAAAGCGTTGATTATATAAGCGGTTGCGTGGGCTTTCGGAAAAAGATATGTTATGCTATCCAATATTTCTACATACCAATTAGGACATTTTTCTAATAATTCTTTTTTAAATTTTTCTATTCCTTTTCCTTTTCTTACATTTTCAGAAACAAGAAAAGCTGTTTTTGGTTCAAAACCATATTTATAAGTTAATTGTTGAAATATAATATCTCTGTACGTTACCAAATCCGTCAATGGTTTTCCTTCTAATATATATTCTTTTTGAGATTCTAAAACCATTTTACCATGTGTAATCGCTGAGAAAGCAATTAGTTCATACATAGATTTTACTCTCATATCTTTTAATGTTTGCATTGCAAATTCAGTGTTCATTTCTGAAATAGCTGTTGTATTTGCATTAAAAGGATATATTATATTTTCATCTTTTAAATTTAAATATTTTGTATCCAATATAGCTTTATATAAATCACTATCATTAAACTTAACATTTCTAAAATCATATCCTGTAAATTCTTCTAATTCTTTTAACATAGTCGGGTCGGAATGTCCTAAAAGGTCCATTTTTACGAGGTTTGCTTCGATATTATGATAAACCCAGCTTGAACTAAGTTCAGCTTTATTAGGATTATCAGAGACAAAAACTTGTGGTGTTACATATTCAAACTTCGCAGCTGCTGGTTTTATGAGCATTCCGCCTGGATGACTTCCTGAAGTACGCATAGAATGGATGTTCCTTGACATGTATTCTATATCAAACTCTTCAGCTTGAACTTTTTGCTCTATATTAGGTATATTTCTAAATATATCATTTATTAATGCATCTTGTCCATATTCCATTTGTGTTCCAGACTTAATTACATTTTCTTCACCGAACATATTGATATATTCTTGTTGAACCTCCAACTGTACATTTTCAGATAGGTTAAGGTCACAATCAGGCACTTTAGTAGGTTTTATGCGGTTTTGTTCATCTCTTTCTATCCAACCTACGAAATTATGAGCTTCTATATCATATCCATCACCATACATATCATTTCCACAAACAGGACATTTTTTTATTTCAAGCTCTGGACCTACTTTTCCTTTTTCAGTATGCCATTCTACATGATGACAATGTTCACAATAGTAATGAGATTCTAATGGTAAGACTTCCGAAATTTTAAGGCAATAACTTAGAAGCATGCTACCTACAGAACCTCTTGAACCTACTATATACCCTTTTTCTTCTGATTTAATAACTGCAAATCTTGCTAACATATATAATATTTCATAGTTAAAATCTGCTGTTAATTCTATTTCTTCTTCTAGTCTTTTTCTTATTTTTTCATTTATTCCTTCTTTTGTTCCATCAGTAGACCATTTCTTAATTGCGAATTCCCAAGCAAGTTTTGGCATTTCTTCTTTTGGATTTATGCCTGGATAATCTGGAATAAATAATTTATCTGGAAGAAGAGTTATATCGAAAGCATTAACACAAGAATCTGCTAGTTTGTTTGTATTATCATGCATCTCTTCTATTTCTTCTTTTGTAAATCCTTGTTTAGTATAATCTTCTATTACATCTTCATATGACATAATATAAGGTTGTGTATCTACAGAGAAATCTTCATCAGTAGAAACTCTTTTTTCATCTGGTTTTCCGTAACTATTATTTAGTAAACCAATATACTTTTATTTTTAATAATAGTCAGGGAATATTGCTTTGAATTTCCATTCTCCTAAATCAACAGTTTTACCAGTACCTTTACTTGTAACTTTTTTTATAAATATTTTCTTGCTAAAAAGTTCTTTTTTTTCAAGCCAGCTTGGTTTTGCATTAAATCTATCATAAAATTCTTTAGTTGTTTTAAAAAATATTTTTTCTTTAGTTAACGTATTTTCGATTTCAAATGGTAGGTTTTTTATAAAAGATTTTAAATCGTTTTTAATTCTATTTTTAAAATATTCTATAGAGTAATCTTCTTTTTTGCATACATAGCACATATTATTATCTACATAATATATATGATTACTATGTAAACTATTAACTATATTTCCACCAGTAATATCCTTCTTATTACTATTAAAATCTTTATATAATTCTCTTGCACATTCAGCAGAACAAAAATATTCTTTAATTATTTTTCCAGTTTTATAATCACATAAAACAAAAGGTATATTATTTTTATTTTTTTCTATCATTTCTTGTCTTTTTTCTTTAGAAATGTTTTGTAAAAATCTATAAGAAGTTTTCCCAACTTCTCTTTTTTTTCTTTCTTCCCAAGATTTAGACATACGTTTTCTTGTTTCATCAGTATGTTTTTTTCCATAAAAAGGATTTTTTTCACCTTTAAAATCAATATTTTTCTTTTTATATTTATTTTTTAATCCTTCTTCATTATATGTTCCACCTTTTGTCATATTGTAACCATTAGGATATAAAGAATTTAATTCTTTTATAAATTTTATTTCTAAAGAATTAGCTTCGTCTAAATTTTCTGTTTGAGCTAAAAGTTCTACTTTAAAACTTTCTTCTCCTAATTCTCTTATTGCTTCGTGAAATTTATTATTTTTATCATATTCTTTATTAAGCCTAGCTTTTCCTAAATGTTGTCCCAATCTTTCAACTATTCCTATTTTTGTTCTACCTACATAGACTTTATCATTTTTAGTATTTGTTACTTTATAAATAGAATACATACTATCAACTCCTAATTAATTTTATATATCCTATTATAGCATAAAAAAATATTTTTTTTAAATTTTAATGACTATATCATACTGCTTTTTAACAAGTGCAGCCCTAACGCTTCCAAACTACGAATTTCACGTAGAATGTACTCTACTCACTTCCGTTTTTTAAACGTGTTTTCGATAGTCGATTGACTTTTTTTATTTTATAAATAAAACTTAGCACAGGATTATGATTTTAAACACTTTCCCTGTTAGCGTGAAAATTAACAACCATTTCCTGTTGTTACTAAACGTTTTTCACACACCCTAGATTTCTAGGTTCATTAGGTTTTCTTATATATCTTATCTTGTTTTGATATATTCGAGGCTATAATTTGGTTTAACCACGCTTAAATACACTTCTTAATTCTCTATCATCTTTATGAGATACATGAGCATCTGATACTATAATACAAGGAACATTTTCTTCTTTACATATATCATATACTCTTCTATGAAGTTTATATACATCTTCTATACAAGTTATATTAGGATAATCTTTGTGTTCTACCATAAAGCTATTATTCCATGAAGGTTGTATTTCCACAGCATCAAGTTTTTTAATCCATTCTCTAAATTCTTCTTCTTTATCTTGTACTATTAGTTTCATATGTTTACCAAAAGCACAAGCTGAAGAATAAGCAAAATATTTTCTTACTTCTGGGTCAAATAATTCTTTGTATGGAAGAACTGGTCTCTTGCCATACATCTTTTTATCTTCATCAGTAGGAGAAGAAAAATATTCTTTATACGATTTAGTAATTAGTTCATATAATTTTACTAATCCTGGATTAATAGTAAGTGGTTCTCCTTTATAGTCTATTGTTTCATCAGGAGATTTTAATAATACTATAAAGTGGTCTCTTTCTATATTATCAGTACCGTTTAAATCTTTTCTTAGTTTCTCTAATTCTTTTTCTGTTCTAACTTTATTTAGTTCTAAGTCTTTTATATTTTGTTTTAATTCTTTTATAGTTTTATTACAATCTTCTAATTCTTGTATTTTTATATTTAAATTTTCAGTAGCTTCAAATTTTTCTTCTTCTGAGATTGTTTTTCTATTTGTTAATCTTTTATATTTATCTCTTTCTTCTCTTATAATAGATAAGTTATTTTGTTGTTCTTCTATTTGGAAGTTTATTTTGTCTAGTTCATAATCAAAATCTTTTGATTCAAGTTCTTTTATTTTATTTTGAGTATCTAGTATATATTGTTCATTTGAAACAGTGTAAAATTCACAACCAAGAATAAGTTTTTTATCAGTTTTTCCTTTTAACTTATTTACAAAAGGAATAAAAGCAAAAGCTACTCCGTGGTCTGTAATAGCTATAGCATGACATTTATTTGTTTCAAATGCTTTTAAATAATCTTCTGGAGTACTAAGTCCATCATTTTTAGAATACATAGTATGACAATGTAATTCTGCTCTTGATATTTCATGATGTTCTTTTGTTTTATTTTCTATTTCTATTTCTGCAATATCGTTTATATTAATAACATAGTCTTTTTCTTTGCCTAGTTTTTGTTCACTCTTTTTAATATAAGTTGAATTAGATTCTGTTAATCTACCTTCTACTTGATAATATTTTCCTGTTTTTAAATTAATAGGTACTTGTTTAAAGATAAAACCTTTAACGCAAAGTCTTTTATTTGGAACTTCAAATAATAACTTTGTAGCGTATCCTTTTTTAGTTTTCTTAGATTCACATTCAACAAGATAAAGAATAGTTTTTAAATTCTGATTGACGTGATTAGAAAGCTTAGTTATTTCAGTAATAGTTTTACCGTCAATAGTTGTTTTCTTATCAAGAGTAATATAAAAACTATAATCTTTATAAGAACTTTCTAACTCTTCTAAATGCTTTTTAAGTTTATCTTGTTTATCTAAATCATTAGTTCTTATTTCTACAGTTTTAAGTTCATTATTTATTATTAACTTAAAACCTTTATACATGACAAGCATGATTAATCACACCTTTCTATTTCTTTTTTTCTTCTTTTTCTTTCTTTATGTCTTTTATTATCTTCTTTGTTTTAATAACAACAGATAATAATGCATTTAGTTTAAATATATTCATTTTTTAGGCACCTCCGGTTTTTTATTAAAATTTATTTTATTTTTTTGTTGTTCTTTTTTTTCTGTTTCATCAATTAATGTGTTACCAGCTGAAATAACAAAAATAAAAGTAAAAACAAATGAAATTAAAATTCTATAGTCATTCTCTATTAAAATTAAACCAATTTTGTTCAGTAAAAAGAATATTAAATTCAATAAAACAAAAATAAATAAAATAGAAAATGTTATTAAAAAACCTGATTTGAAAGATTTAAACATATTTACTCCTTTTCATTTATTAAATCTAATATAAGTTTATCACTTATACCATATTTATCTTTCAGATTTTCAAGCATCATTTTAGTTTTTATAAAAGCATTATCTGTTTTAATTATATTTTTATTTAAATTAAAATCATTTAATACTTTTATTATTAGCATATCATTCTGAATTTCAATAGAGGCTATTTGATGTACTTGATGTTCTAATGGTAAATAATTTTCATTCCAGTACTTAATAAACTCTTCATATTCAAATTCTTTATTTATTTTTTCATCTTTATAGTCTATTAATTTTATTTTCATTATTGTCTCCAATTTATAGTAAATTAATTATTCCGCTAGATAGAATTCCTAACGAAATTAAACATAAGCAAAAACTAATTAAATTTTTTGTTTTATTCTTTTTATTTCTAAAGTCATCACATAAGTCTTCAAAAAAACTTATTGTTAAAAATAATTGTATTATAAAAATTGTTATCCAAACTACAGAAGCAATTATTATTAAAAAAGAAAATAAATAAAACATCATAAGCCAGCTCCAGTAATTACTTTTATTATATTTGCATATATGTAAATATTAAAAATACAAAAAAACATCATTAAAATATAGAAAAATCTTTTAATTTTAATCAAATCATTCCATTGTTGATGAATGTATAGTCCTAGATATATAAAACTACATACCATAAATATCATTATAAATACACTAAACCATATAACAAACATAGTTTTACTTCCTTTCTGTATCATATATTATATAAAATGCGCCGGCGCATCGTTTTAGGATACGCCAAGCTTAATTATTTTATTAATTTAGATTCACGAATTTCTTTATTTAAATTTTCAAGTTCTTTGATACTAGAATCTCTATCTATTCTAGCTTGAATTTGTATTTCTTTAGTATCTAATATTCCTTGTTTAATTATTTCAAAACTTTGTTTTAAAGTTTCTACATCTATTGCTGCTGTGTTAGCCGCTTTTGCTATTTCAACAGAATTCTTAGATACATTTTTAGCATTCTTTAGAATTAGTTCATTAGTTGCTTTATCTACTTCAGCCATAGTTCTAGAAATTACTCTTTGTCTTCTTAAATTAACTGCTATTACTATAGCATTTTTAAATACTGGTAAAGTAGTAATTATACTAGATTGTATTTTTCTAGAAAGATTAAAATCATTATTTAACATCATTTCTAACATAGGTAATGTTTGTAAAGCTACTGTTTGAGTAGTAATTAAATCCAATTTCTTAGTAGAAACCATATCTGTTAATGTTTGTAATTGAGTTAATTGTTTAGTCTTTTCTTGTTCTTCTATATTAACAGATTGTTCTAAATCATCTTTCTTTTCTAGTAAATTATTTTCAACCATAGATATTGCATTAATATAATTAGTAATATCTTTATAATAACTTTCTACAGTTTTATACATTTGAACTAAATCTCTTTGACCTTTATCTATATCTTGTTTATATTTTAATAATTCAACAGAAACAGTATTAATATCTTTTTCTATAGTGTCGTATTTAGCAAATACATCTTTTGCTCTTCCTAATATTTTATTAAGCCAATTATCTTTAGGAGGTTCTTTTTCAAAATCAGATATATCTACTTTTTCCATTATCTTAGTAAGACTAATTAAAACATTACTAGCTTTTTCATTTTTAACATCTTTTGTATTTCTCAAAATAGTATCTGACATTCTAGCTAGTTCTTCTGCTGGTTTAGAACCAAATATTAATATACTAGTAGGGTCATTTAGTTTTAATTCTTTTGTTAAACTTAATACTTGTTGAGAATTTTGTGTTTCTAAAGCATATTTTTCTAAATCTTCTTTTTTTAATTCAACTAAATCGTTCATTCTATCTCCTTTTAAGTATCAAAAGAAGAGGATTAACCTCTTCTAATGATTGTTTTTCTAATGAAATCAATTGGTATTATCAAGAAAGCTAATGCTAATGCTAAACCAAAATGTTTTAAATCCATAGGTACAGTAGAGAAAATTCTTCCTCCGTATTGTATTATAAGAGATTGAACTATTGCTATACCTCCCATAACAAATATAAAGTTTTTATTTTCCATTATATGTTCAAATATATTAATATCATTACTTCTAGTATTCAAACTATTAAATAATATACTATATATAAAGAAAGTAAACATAAATGTTTCTACTGTTTTAATATCGTTAGTACCTATAATAGTATGTATTCCAAACCAGTTATTTAATATAGTTAATGAACCAAAAGTGATAAAAATTCCAGCTAAACCTATACTAGATTTCATATAACTAGTAAGAATACTATCTTTCTTGTCTATTGGTTTTTCATTCATATATTTATCTAAAGCTGGTTCTCCAGCAAATGATAAACTAGCAAGAGTATCCATGATTAAATTAATCCATAATATTTGTACTATAGTAAATGGTTCATTAATTCCAAATAATGGAGCTAATATAGATATTAATATAGTAGCTACGTTTACTGTTAATTGGAATATAATAAACTTTTGAACAGATTTAGTCATAGTTCTTCCATTTAATACAGCTCTTTCTATAGAGCTTAAAGAGTTATTAAGAATTATTATATCGGAAGCTTCTTTTGCGACCTCTGTTCCATCGCCCATAGCGTATCCAACATCCGATGTTTTCAGTACTGGACTATCATTAGTCCCGTCTCCTGAACTACCTACAATTAATCCTAATGATTGAGCTACATTAGCTACACGTTTCTTATCATTAGGTAAAGCTCTTGAAACAACTTTTAACCTTGGTATGAATTCTTTTAATTCTTCATCTGATAACGCTACTAGTTCATCATGAGTAAGAACCACATCATTATCGCTATTTATAATTCCAGCATCTTTAGCAATAGCAACAGCTGTTTCTTTTCTATCTCCTGTTACCATTACCACTTGTATTCCAGCTTTATTAAGATTAGCTATAGTATTTTCCATTCCTTGTCTTAAATTATCTCTAATACAAGCAATAGCTATTAATTCTTTTTCTGAATTAGTTTCTTTTACTAAAGCTATTAATCTCATACTTCTAGCTGTTTGATTTTCTGATGTTCTATTAATAGCATCTATTTGTTCTGGAGTTAAAAATGCACATTGGTTTACTAATACTTCAGCTGCACCTTTAATATATTTAACTCCATTTTTAAGAGTAACAGCTGCGTATTTAGTTACAGAAGAGAATTGTTCTTTTGACTCTATTTCATCTCTATTAAAATTATTAAATTTATTTTCTATTAAATAATCTAATAAACATCTATCTGTAGCATTACTTCCTACTGCAACTCCATTACTTTCCATAGAGTCATTATTTAATCCACAGCAATTTACAATATCTTGTTTTAATTTTTCATCTAATAGATTTATATTACTATATAGGATACCTTCTTTTGTTATAAACTCTACTAATTTTAATTTACCTTCTGTAATAGTACCTGTTTTATCTGATAATATTATATTTGTATAACCAGCTGTTTCTAAAGATTCAGTATGTCTTAATAATATTTTTTGTTTTAATAATTTAGCACTATTAATTACCGCAACAAGAGTAGTCATCATAGGTAATCCTTCTGGTACTGCCATTATAATAATAGTAACAGAATAAATTACTGTACTCATTATTAAGAAAAATGCGCTGGAGAAATTTATTGTTTCTGCTGAATAAAATCCTTTAATTAAATTAATAACTAAGTATATTGCACCAGCACTATATCCCATAATACCTATAGTATCAGCTAATTTATTTAACTTTTCTTTAGAAGGACTAATTTTATCTTCTTCTAATAACGAAGAGTTTATTTGACCAAATATAGTTTTTTCTCCTACTTCAGTTATTTTCATAACTGCTTCTCCAGAGTTAACTACTGTACCTCTAAATATTTTAAACTTAGTAAATAAGTCATTACTATCAGGTATAGGGTTATTTCCTAATTCTATTTTATCAGCATCTTCTGATTCGCCATTAAGAGAAGCTTGGTTTACTTTCATAGAACCTTCAATAATTATTCCATCAGCTGGTATTTTATCTCCTTGTTGTAATAATACATAATCTCCTACTACTAAATCGTTAATAAGCACTTCTTCTAATTTACCATTTCTATATGTTTTAACCATTATTCTATTAGCTTCATCTTGTAGAGCATTAAACTTTTGTTCATTTCTATAAGCACTCCAAGAAGAAAAACCACTAGCCATTAATATTGCAATAGCTATACTAATAACATCATACCAGTCTGGTTCTCCAAAAGACTTATTGAACAACATTAAAATATTGAAACCTATTTTTATTCCTAATGCTATAAATAAGATAATAATCCATTTATCTTGTAAAGCTTCTTTGAAGAAATCCCATAATGTTTGAGATTCTTTTGTTAAAAGCACATTTGAACCATTATATTCTCTTGATTCTAAAACTTCTTTATCATTTAATCCTTTATATTGTTTTATTTTAATCATCTCCTTATAGTTAAAGTAAGAAAGGTTTTACCGATACGAAAAATATATTTATTTCTAAATAAATTTTCACTTTATTAAACATCACTATTTAATTTTCTTTCATAATTTTAATTTTGCAAAGCTACTTTTAAAATTTTAAAAAGACTTAAATTCCCGTGTATCTAACGGTACATATATTGAACTTATTTATAATTTGCTAAATTTATAGCAGCATTTAAATCTCTATCTATTTCTAAACCACAAGTTGGACATTTAAAAACTCTGTCTTTAAGTTTTAAATCTTGTTTTATATGTCCACAACATGAACATGTTTTTGAACTTGTATAAAATCTATCTGCTATTACTAATTCAATATTATTTAATTTGCATTTATAGGTTAATATTTCTCTGAATTTATAAAAATTTTGTTCAGATATTTTTTCAGATAAATGTCTATTCTTTAACATTCTAGAAACATCTAAATCTTCAATAACTATCTTAGATGGTTTGGTTTTCACTATTTCAGAAGTTATTTGATGAAGATAATTTAATCTTATATTAGATAGTTTTCTATAAATTAATCTTATTTGATTTTTAAGTTTTAAAAAATTCTTACAGTTGGATAAAAATACGTTTTCTTTTTTAGCTATTAATATTTTTTTAGAAAGTTGTTTTTGCTTTATTTTTAATTTTCTTTTCAGTTTTTTAACCTTGACAGTTTTATTTATATTTTTATAAACTTTTCCATTTGATAAAACTGCAAAATCTTTTATTCCTAAATCAATTCCTATAACTTCTTTTGAATTATTAATGTTATTATTATCTTTTATTTTATAACTTACTGTTAAATACCAATATTTGCCATCAAAAGTTATTCTAGGATTAATATAATGTTCATTTTTTTCAATGTTAGGTAAAGATTCTTTTGTTTTAACCTCTCCTAGTTTTTCTCCTTTAAAACCTCTTTGAGTTTTCTTTAACTTTTCATAATTTACATAAAAACTCATTTTTGAATTTTTTAAAGTTTTAAATTTAGGAAATTTTGTTAGTTTTTTAAAAAAATTCACGAAAGCTTCATTACAATCTTTTACTGCTTGTTTTATAACATTTGAACCTATTTCTTTTAACCAACTAAACCCTTCAGTTTGTTTAAGTTTAGTTAATTCTTTTCTAAACTCATTTTCTTTTAAATAAGAATTATTTTTAGAATAATATTCTTTTTCTCTTTCAATCATTAAATTGTAAATAAATCTAGCTGCTCCAGAAAATTTTTTAAACTTTATTTCTTGTTCTTCTGTAGGCAAAAGCATTATTTTTTTAGTTAGATACATTTTTAACACCATCTATCAGTTGCTTTGTTTTTTTAGAACGAGAACCATAAAGTTTATTTCCAAAAACTGTAATTATTTGAATTAAATCATTAGTTAATTCTTCTTCTTTTGAAATAGTAGTATTATCTATTATTTCTATTTCTATATTATTAATATTAGCTAAAAATTCTATTAATTCAAAACCAAAACTTACTAATCTATCTTTATAAAGAACAACTATTTTACTTATTTCCGAGTTATTTATTTTTTCAAGAAGCTTTTTTAATCCTTCTTTTTTATAATTAATTCCAGAACATATATCTGAAATTATTTCAAAATTATAACCTTTTGAATAAGCGTATTCTTTCAAGTTTTTGATTTGGTTTTCTAAATCATCTTTTTGTTGTTTAGTAGATACTCTGGCATAGAGTATTACTTTTTTATCTTTTTTATTTAAACCTAAATAATCATTTAATTGTTTATCTGAGTAATATCTTGTACCACCTTTTGTTACTTTAACAGGTACTAACTCTCCTGTTTTATGTAATAACCTAAGATGGTTAATTGAAATTCCTATTTCTTTAGAAAATTTTCCTATAGACATCAGTGACATTTGTTTTACCTCCGTATGTTATTTTTTATATTTCTATTATAACATACAAAGTTTTAAAAATCTATTTTTATCTGAAATAAATATATTTTTCTTACCCTCTCTTAAATATATTTATTAATTACAGTCAATTGATTTGCAGCTACTACCTTATTATCTTGAGTATCTGTAGTGAAACCATCTTCACCAGTTTTAAAGTTCCAATGTCCGTTTTCATCTTTATAGATTTCAGCAAATTCTATAATAGTAAATTCAGAAGCATCTTTTGTAAGTTTATATTCACAAAGTTTATTTCCTGTTTTATTATCTGCTAAGTAAATATAAGCATTTTTAATAGAAGCGAATGTTTGTTGTCTTAAATCTGCTTCATAGATACTAGCTGTTACTATTATTTTATCAATATTAGAATCTAGTTTATCTACGTTTACAGTACCAATTTCATCATCTGCATCTCCTTCACCTGTTCTATTATCTATAGAACCTACTATACCATTTACTCCAAACTTATTATTATAGAAAACTAAATCTTCATCTTGTACGAATTTTCCATTTCTAAGAACTACGAACGATAAGTCTAAGTCTGCTTTTGGACTATATTCATCCGCTGGGTCCCAGCATAATCCTACTCTAAAGTCAGATACATTTAGCTCCTTTTTTAAGTTTATTGGTTGTCCTTTTTTTAAATTAATCATTGTTAAATCACTCCTTTTATTTTATAATGTTTTTAAATCTTTTCCTTCTAATTTACCATATTCTCCTACAGCTTTGAAAACCCATTCTTCATTTTCTTTATAGAAAGAACCGGCATGTAAACTAGTATTACTTCCACCATCTTTTGTTATATCATATTTACAAATTTCTTTGTTAGTATTAACATCTGTAAGTCTAACATAAGCATTATCTACTTTATTAAAACTTTGTCTTCTCATTCTTGCATTATATATTATGATAAACATATCTATAGATATAATATCTTCTGGTAATTTGTTAAAGTAGATGTCAATGTTTTCATCATCTCCGACTCCTTCTCCAGTTAAGTTATCATGGTCTAAAGATATTCCTGGATAATGTTTATCTGCATAATATAATATTTTTTTATGACCATCATTGCTTTTAATTAAACACATTAAATCCAAATCATAATTTTCTCCTCCGTAATCTTCATTAGGACTCCATCCTCCAGAGAATCTAACGTGTTCAAGAGTAGAATGTTTAGACAAGTTAATAGTTGAACCTTTAGATAATTTAATACTAGAACCTACTTTTTTTGGTTCTTGTACTGTAACAGATTCATTTTTAACCTCTTTTGTTTCACCACCAAATAATTTTCCAAATAATCCCATTTTAATTCACTTCCTTTTTTTATTTTTAAAAAAGTCCAAAGAACTTTTTCTTTTTTAATTCTAATATTTCTTCATAATGTAAAGAACTCTTTTTTGTTTCAAGATTAATACAAGTAAAATAATCTTGTTTTATATATTTTTTTAATAGACTGGAACCACTTATATTAAGTACTATCACATCAAAACCTAAAGAACTTAATAATAATATAATAAAAACTGTTTCTATATTTATACTATTATTTAATTTAAAACATACTTTTGGAACTGAATTTATTCCATTAAAATCTTCATATAATTTTATAAATTGAGAATCAATTAAAACACTTTCAGTTATTCCTTTATCTCTATCAAGATTATTTAAATCTATAAAACAATTATTTATTATATCTATTAAATTATCTATTATTTTTTCTTTTGTTTTATCATCAAAATCAAGTTTTTCTTCACATTCTCTGTAATTAAAAATTTTATTTCTTTGTCCTTTTATAGTTTTAAATAAATGAAAACAAGAAACTAAATTCATATAGAAACCTTTAAAACTAAGTTTTTCTCTGTAAACTATATTTTCTGAAGAATCTATATGTTTTAATAATCTTTGATATTCATATATATCTTCATAACAACCATTTATTTCCACGCATACGTGAGGCATTTGAATTTTATTATTTATTATTTCATAACCTTCTCTAAACTTAGCTTGTTCATTTAGCATTCCATATATATCAGCTATAGCACAATCATAAAGAACTGGTTCTATTTCATATTGATTGTTATTTTCTTTGATTGTACTTTCATTATCATAAAGCATATTTTTTACTTGTTCTTCTATTATTTTAGCTGAACTAATTATTTTTTTAGTTTCTTTTTTTGTTTCTAGTATTTTTTCTAAAGAAATATTTCTAAAATCATCAGTTTCATATGTTTCAGTTAAAAAACATTTATATTTTTCTCCTCCTGGAGATATAATTATTATATCAAATCCAAAAGCATAAAGCAATAGAAAAAAATAAAAATCTTCTTTAACAACTTCACCATAGTAAATACATACTTCATTATAAGCTATGTTTCCACTTAATATTTGTTCTTTATATTTAGTTAAAAATTTAGCAAATCTAATTTTAGTATTTTTCTTTTTTATATTTGTCTGATAATCAAATTCTTGAGAAATACTTTCTATTATAGTATCAATATTTGAAGCTAATACCTCGTTTTTATTTGAATCATTAAAAAAATTTATAAATTCATTTTCTTTAAAAGGTTCTATTTGAACATCTGATATGTCTATTTTAGAATCAAAAAACAGCCAGTTTTTATTTTTGGCTGTTTCATATACTGTTTTTACTTTACTTTCAAAATTTTCAAAATATCCTGAATAACTAATGAATAAGTTTTTAAATTTTCCTGTTTCTATATTTGTTCTTTCTGCTTTTGATTTTTCTACATAAGATAATAAGTCCAGTATATTATTAAAGTTCATCGTATTGCACCATTACTATATAAACAGGAATTCTTGAATATCTACTATCAAAAATATTATCACTTATTGATGTAGTTATTTTTATATTTTTTTTATCTTCTATAAAATCATTTATTCTATTTTCCAATAATTCAAAATCTTCGTGTATACTTTCTATTGGTTGTGAAAATACCTTAACTTTCATATCTAATCCTCCAATTCAATAAAGTTATTATCTTCTCTTTGAGATACCCATATATTTTCAATATTTAATTTTGCATTATCTAACTTTTCTCTTAATTCTTCTAAGTCACAATGATGATATGAACTATGAAGCGTAATTAAGTTTTTATAATGTTTTTCTTTTTTTATATTTTTTAAAAACTTAATTGATTCTTCTATATTCATATGTCCGAATCTACCAAGAGTTCTTAGTTTATTAGTCCAGTGTCTTTCTGAATTAATAAGTTTTTTAACATCGTAATTAAATTCAAGAGCTAAATTTTCACATTGTAACATTTGTTGTTTTATATTTTCACTCCTGGAACCTCATATGACTTTAGTCATATGGTTCTAAAAATAACATAATGTTATTTTATTAAGAAGTTTGATAGTTTTATACTATCCTTATTCTTTTAGGCGTGT